GCGTCGGCGAAAAAGCGCCGGTAAATATTAGATCCACCCAAGCGAATCGCGAAAAGAAAATATCCGAAGCTTTTGAAGGGATCGCCAAAAGTCTAGCGGCTTAATCTAACCGGCGGCGCTTATTCAGGCCGCCTATTTTTTTTTATTTTTACGGGAGTTTTAAAAAATGATTTCAACCAATATCAGAAAAAATGAATCTAAAATTGTAGCGATTACTAGCAAGCAATATCACGACCGCCAGCTAACCGGATGGCTAGAAATTAACGCCGGCTTAGCGGCTTGTTTCGTCAACCTTGTTATTGATTGCGGCGACGTATCCGAGGGCCGCGAATTGTGGGGCAATATCCGCGCTTGCGAATCAACCTTATCCGTCGTTATTAAGCAGGGCGGCTTCACCCAATGCGATTATGGCTTAGCTAATTTTCACTTATCCGATTACGATAAGCGCGTAACATTGCCGGCGGTATTGCTCTGGTATCATGGCCGAGATCTAGACAACGAGCTTGGCCGGCTTCATGCTCTGTATGAGCTATCCGGTATAAGCTTGCCAGAATCTAACAAGATCAAGCTTGCCGGATTCGATACCGCTAATTAATCGCCCTCAATTTGTCCCCTCTTCGCCGGTCTAATCGCCGGCTTTTTTTTGTCTGCAGACTGGCAAAAAAAGTCTAAGCAGCACCACCCCTAAATGACCTTTTTTGTCACTGTCTAAAGCAGCTTAGATTGATCATTTTTTAACCTACTATATTCGCCGCTCTGTTACATTGCCGGACCGATTGCCCGCGCTTTTTAATCTAGGGCCATTGTCCGCGCCGGTTTAAAGCCGGTCGAATTCTAAGCCGCCTCAATCGCCGTACAAGCGCCGACAGTTTGACCCTAGGGCAATGCATTAGGTTAGATTTTAAATTGATTCTAGCTAGCATAACGGCGCTCTCACACGCGCCCGCGTATATTGTCAGCGCTGGCCGCTAAAATTACCGCGAGCCGCGCAAAGTTTCCGCCATGATTACCGCAAGCGCTGTAAGATTAGCCGAGCCGAGTAACCGAGAGTTAACTAAAACGTGATAAATCAATGACTTACGCGGGCCGGTATGGGACAGGGGGGGTGTGTACGTTAGCGTATACAGCTCTGAACACAGATTAAGATTTTTAGACTGTCAAGCGCGTACACAAAAACGGGCCTGCAGGGAAACTTGACGGTCTGTCATATAGCTGCTATAACTCTTAACGTTACTAGTACCCGCAGTTGGTGCTAATACAACCCTACTAGGGATCCTACTCACATGGCCAACAAAGGACATCACATTGAACTAGAATTAACAGGTACAGACTTTGACCTGAAAGTACCAGTCTACGCTGAAGCGGACGCTGAATTAGACCAAGCAGGCGACATTAACCTAGTCCTGTATATGTACGTCGGAGAGGACGATGAGGCCTGCTCTGAGAACCGTATATCCCTCTCCCAAATCTTCAATAGGTGGATTGAACACTATATAACCACTGAAGTTGGCTACAATCACCTGTACGCTCTGTCCGATTGTCTAAGGGACATCTCCAATACTATGCGAGATGCTGCAGATAGCATTAAACAAATGACTATACCGCTAGACGACGACGGAGAAACGGACTATGACCGCATGGACGGATGAAGAAATAAGCCAGTACGACCCTAATGACCTACTAGAGTTCTGTATTAAGCAGAAATTGTCTACTTCTCTGGCACATATCAAGTATAAATGCCAAAAAGACGCTACGCCGTTTGATTTAGAGCTAATTGACCTAGAACCTTACCCAGTTTTCTGTCCTATTCTTGGCGTAACGCTAGAATGGACCAAGGTTGGACAGGGTACGGCCAACTTTAGCCCGTCAATAGACCGTATAGACCCCAAAAAGGGCTACGTTAGGGGTAATTGTAGGATAATTAGTGCAAAAGCCAACCGTTTGAAGAACGACGGGACGCTAGAAGAGCTAAAATCTGTACTAAATTACATGGAAGCCAACCAAAACGGATACGATTTATGTCCGCCAAGGCAAGAAAAGCTAGTTTAGGAGGGGATATAGTTACAGGTAATGGAGGAGATAGAGTCTTTGGTAATTTTTTTAATTTATTTACCCTATATAGTTTGACTTTTATTAAAATATATGTTATAATTAGAATATCTTTATAGGATACTTAAATAGTAAATTTCCTGTAAGTTTATATAGTAACATACTATAATAATAATTATATAGAATACTATACTAAAACCTTTAATTATACTATATAGGGTAAATCTATGCCTGCCAAGAAGAAGCTTACTAAGAAAAAGCCTGCGGCTAAGGCGGCACAGCCGTCGTCAAAAAAACGTCCAATGCCTACTAAGGCTAAGCCTGCTGCTAAGAAAGCGGCTCCTAAAGCTAAAGCCAAACCTATGGCTAAGAAGAAAAAGCCAGCAGCTAAGAAGCCTGCTCGTCGTCCTCTTCACGAAGGTGGTATGATTGACGCGGATCTTCTTGCCGAGCAAACTAAAAGAGACGCTCTGGAAAACAACAGGAACCCTCAACGCACGGGTCCTCGGTATGTAGACACTGCAACTGGAGGATCTCGGCCATCTAACTTTACTCCGGGTCCTCGTAGGCCTCAGCGCATAGGCCAACCCGCTATGTATCCTGATGGTAGTCGGCCCCCCTCTAGATTTAGACCTACTCCAACTCCAATGGGACCTAGGGCTGGTGGGGCTATTAATCCTAATCCTACTCGCGTACCTTTAAATCAGCCTTTTATGGATCGTAGGCCTCCTCGTGGCGCACCTGACCTTAGACCTAACCCTCAAGCGCCGGTTAACACTACTGACAGATACCTTCCCACCAGTAGCCGCTTTGGCCCTCGGATACCTAACCCTAATTATGTGAACACTACTGACAGATTCACACAGGAGTCCGGTGGCCCTCGTGGCAGGCGGATACCTAACCCTAATTATGTGAACACTACTGACAGATACCTTCCCACCAGTAGCCGCTTTGGCCCTCGGATACCTAACCCTAACTATCGTCCTCCTGTGCCTAATCCCAATTCTTTTCGTGGTCGAAGGACACTTGAACAGACAAATCGAGCAGCCAACCAAGCTAGGTTTACTCGCCCTCAAGTAACGCCACAGCAAGCGGCGGCGGCGGCACAAATGCAGCGAGGAAGGAACGCAGGGACTACGCCTCGACCAATGAACAAAGGAGGCATGGTACTGACTCCTGAGCAATACCAAAGAGCCGCAGCTTTAACTAGGCCTAAAAATAAAAGACGATAACTATGGCAGAAACTAAACAGTACACTGAGATGCAAGAAGCATTCTTAGAGGCGCTCTGTGGCGAAGCCAGAGGCTCTATACGGGAAGCTATGAACATTGCTGGGTACTCACCTAACACAAGAACTAAAGAGGTCGTAGAGCCTCTAAAGGACGAGATAGTAGAACGTGCTTCTACGATGCTCGCCATGAATGCGCCTAAAGCAGCATTCTCATTGACGGGAGTTTTAGTTGACCCGTCGCAGGTAGGCGCTAAGAACGCTGTCTCTGCAGCTAAAGAAGTACTAGATCGGGTGGGTCTGGTTAAAAAAGAGAAGATAGAAGTGACTACCCAACAGGGTGGCTTATTTATCTTACCACCTAAAGATGTAGTTGATGAGCCAGTGGCCGAATAGACCAAGAAATAAGTCCGCGATAAAACCTCCTTTTGGTTACGCGGCTGACCCAAATAACAAAGAAGAATGGGTCCCTGATGAGGCGCTTCTGACATTGTTGGAGGAAGCGTTTCTTTTTTTAGATGACGGTAACTCTCTACGGGAGACAGCCAAGTGGCTAACCGAAGAGGGTGGTAGGAAAATATCTCACCAAGGTCTGTCAGACTTGTGGAAGGTATCTAGAGAAGGTGTAGAGACTCCTAGGGATAGACAACTAGCGACTCGTAAAAAACCTACTACTAGAGCAGAAAAGAAACAAGATAGATTAACTAAAGATGTAGCCGCTAAAAAGCGATCTCTCATTGCAGCAGAGAAACGAAGAGATAAAGCTAACGGTGTAACTAAACCTAAGCCAGAGACACCCGAAGGGTTGACTGGCAATAGCGCTATACCACAGAACCAAGACGTTATCTTTGCCCCTAACGAAGGACCTCAGACAGAGTTCTTAGCGTCGGTAGAGAGAGAAGTACTGTACGGTGGTTCTGCAGGGGGAGGCAAGTCTTACGGACTGTTGGCTGACCCAATGCGTTACTTCGGTAACAAGAACTTTAACGGTCTAATCCTTAGACGTACTAACGACGAACTAAGGGAGTTGATCTGGAAGACCCAAGAGATATACCCAAGGGCGTATGTCGGAGCTAAGTGGCAAGAAAGAAAGTCTCAGTGGATATTTCCTAGTGGGGCTAAGTTATGGTTAACGTACCTTGAACGAGAAGAAGACGTACTTCGTTATCAAGGACAAGCATTCTCTTACATAGGGTTTGACGAGTTAACGCAACACGCCACTCCGTTCGCTTGGAACTACATGAGGTCTCGTCTACGGACTATCGACCCAGAGCTTCCAGTGTACATGAGAGCAACAACCAACCCCGGAGGTCCCGGACACGGTTGGGTTAAGGCAATGTTTATAGACCCTGCACCTGCAGGTAAAACATTTAACGCAACAGATATAGAAACAGGGGAGGAATTGTTGTATCCTCCTAGTCACGCTAAGGCGGGGCAACCCCTGTTTCAAAGACGGTTTATTCCTGCTACACTAAAGGATAATCCGTACTTGTACCAAGAAGGAACTTACGAAGCTAACTTGCTGTCTCTACCAGAGATGCAGAGACGGCAGTTACTTGAGGGTGATTGGGCTATAGCAGACGGGGCAGCGTTCCCAGAGTTTAGACCACATCTCCATACTGCAGAACCTTTTGAGATACCCCACGATTGGAGAAAGTTTAGGTCGTGTGATTACGGTTACTCAAGCTATTCAGCAGTGCATTGGTTTGCGATAGATCCTTCTTACGAGACCTTGTACGTTTACAGAGAGTTGTACGTCTCTAAACGCACAGGCAGAGACTTAGCTTCTCTCGTTATGGCAGAAGAGCAAGGTGAATCTATACACTACGGTGTTCTTGATTCTAGTTGCTGGCATAATAGAGGGCAGATAGGTCCTTCCATAGCTGAAGAAATGATTGCTATGGGATGTAGGTGGAGGCCATCAGATCGTTCGGCAGGCGCTAGAGTAGCCGGTAGGAATAGATTACACGAGCTTTTAAAGGTAGATGAAGTTACAGAAACGCCAGCAATAGTTTTCTTTGACACTTGCAGGCAGATAATTTCAGATCTACAGATTATCCCTACTTGCCCTAAAGGCTCGGACGACATTGATGTACGCTTTAAATCGGACCATACTTACGATTCTATTCGTTACGGTATTATGTCAAGGCCACGATCTGGCTCGCCTTGGGACCCAAGAAACACACCACCGAATAGGTGGCAACCCTCAGATAACACGTTTGGATACTAGATGCCTATAATTGAAAAGCCAAGTACTACAGAAGAGTTAAAAACAGACCTTGATTCTATTACTGACGAGTTGTTTGCGTTAGAGAAAGAAGGCGAGTCTGGCTACGGTGGCGTAGAGCCTTGGATAAGAGAGCAGTATCGTAGGGCTTCTGAGAAAAGAGACAGCGACGAAACTCGTTGGCTACAGGCGTATCGTAACTACCGAGGTGTCTACGGGGACGACGTAAGATTTACTGACTCTGAAAAGTCTCGTGCGTTTATTAAGATAACTAAAACTAAAGTACTGGCAGCATACGCACAAATTGTTGACGTACTGTTTGCAGGTTCTAAGTTTCCTATTGCCATTTCTCCTACTAAAAATCCTGTAGGGGACGCTCCTTCTGCTGTCTACTTTGACGAGATGGAGTTAACCGAAGAAAACATTGCGTCCAAAGTACCTAACCCTGCTACGGGTAAGCCAGAAGAAACTACACCGTCCGGCCCTAGAAACAACGCTACTAGAGACTTTGGCGGTAACTTTGGCCCTTATTCAGAATCTTTAGAAAGAGTAGAAGACGTACTACAAGAAGGCTACGGCCACACACCTACGTCTGCTACCTTTGAACCAATTATTAAAGCTGCTCGTAATATGGAGAAGCGCATTCACGATCAACTAGAAGAGAGTGAAGCGTCTAAGCATTTGCGTAACGTAGCGTTTGAGATGTCTTTGTTTGGCACAGGTATTCTTAAAGGACCTTTTGCGTTCGACAAAGAGTACCCTCGTTGGACTGAAGACGGAGAGTATTCTCCTATCTTTGAAACTGTGCCTCGTGTAGAGTCTGTTTCTATCTGGGACGTATACCCAGACCCAGACGCACACAATATGTCTGAGGCAGAGTACGTTATCCAGCGTCACAGAATGTCTCGCTCTCAATTACGCGGACTTAAAAAACGCCCGTACTTTATCGACGACGCTATAGAATCCAGCATTGAAATGGGTCCTTCGTACAACACAGAGTACTGGGAAGACGTACTAGAAGACAGCGAAGTAAGTGTTAAGACCAACCGCTACGAAGTACTAGAGTACTGGGGCGTGTTAGACGCACAGTTAGCTGAAGAAGCTGGCATGGAGCTACCTAAAAATCTACAAGATAAAGACCAAGTACACATTAACGCTTGGGTCTGTAACGGTAACATTCTACGATTAGTGCTAAATCCATTTACGCCTTCTCGTATTCCTTACCAAGCTGTGCCTTACGAATTAAACCCTTACTCTTTCTTTGGGGTAGGCGTAGCAGAAAACATGGAAGACACGCAGTTGCTAATGAATGGCTTCATGCGTATGGCTATCGACAACGCAGCATTGTCTTCTAATCTACTCATAGAAGTAGACGAAACTAACTTAATTCCGGGACAAGATATGTCTATTTATCCGGGAAAGATATTCCGACGGCAAGCAGGCGCTCCGGGACAGGCTATCTTTGGCACTAAGTTCCCTAACGTAACTAACGAGTGTTTGCAAATGTTTGACAAGACACGACAGCTTGCAGACGAATCTACAGGTATCCCTTCGTACTCTCACGGTATGACAGGCGTTATGGGCGTAGGTCGTACTGCTTCTGGTATGTCTATGCTAATGGGTGCGGCGGCACAGAACATTAAGGCTGTTGTCCGTAACGTAGATGACTATTTACTAGGGCCACTAGGCAAAGCTTTCTTTGCGTTTAATATGCAGTTTAAGTACGACCCAGATGCTAACGGGGACTTAGATGTAGAAGCACTAGGCACAGAGTCGTTGATGCGTAACGAGATTCGCTCACAAAAACTGATGCAGTTTATGCAGGTAGCACAGAATCCTGCTATGGCTCCGTTCGTTAAGTACGACTACGTTCTACGCGAGATTGCAGCTTCTATGGATCTAGACGAAGATAAGATTCTTAACGACCCTAGAGAAGCAGAGATACAAGCTAAGATGGCGGCAGACTATCAGAAAATACTGATGGAAAATATGCCAGAGCCTGATCCTGCGGCAGCACCAGAGCAAGCACAAGACCCTGCAGCTATGTTGCAAGCACTAATGGGTGGCGCTCCACCACAAGGCCCTCAAGGCGGTCCTCCTCCACTACAAGACCCTACAGGAGCAGGGGGTACAGTACAGCCCGGAGCCGCACCAGAACCCGGAGCAGCAGGTTTCGCCGCTAATACTGGCGAAGGCGAGATGCTACAGTAGATGGATAAGAATGTAGCTAAGGCAATTCTTCCAGTAATAAACGAAAAAGAAAAGTACAATTTGTTTTTACTGTATGTAGAAGATAGAATAGAGATCCTTCGTGGGTTTCTAGAGCGAGAAAAAGATCCGCAACGAGTCAGAGAAGTACAAGGCGCGATTGCAGAACTTCGTAAGTTTTTTACTCTAAGAGAAGAAGCACAAACTTCTTTGAAAAAGTAATCCGCGCTAATCACAAATGCGGAGTAAGCTATGGCTTTTTTACAATCTAACATTCCTTATTTTAAGGCTTGGGTAAGAAAAGAGTACACAAAAAATTTACAAGATTATGAAGGTGAGTTTTTGCATTGCATGGTTGTAGCAGTAACCACTATGCCAAAAAGAACACTTAGCTTTCAGGTAATATTTACTGGCTGTGAATCGGACGATACCGACGAGCCAAATGTACATGGTGGTGCAATGTGGGCAAGAATGCCACTGACTGCGCTGATAGCCGATACACCGTTAGAAGTGTGGCCTGAAGAACTACCGCCTCATCTAGCACAACCTTGGGACTGTATGTCTCATACGCATTCGGTATATGTACTAGAGAGAGCTACACCAGCGCCTTGGTTGGCTAAGATAGACGGCGAGTTTTACCCTGCTAAGTATTACTTTACTGTTGACTACACAGAGAATGAAGTAGCAGACGACCCAGCGCAACACAAGCAGTCACACGTATTAGAACTGCTAGACGCTGGAGAGTACACGGGCAACATAGTTGCTTTACCGAATAATCGAGTTAGGGTGTCGCACCCCGCTTGGTTTGAAATGGGCGAAGGCGCTCCTGACTTTATACCCAATCAACACACGTACAACTCTAAGGATGACTTTGACTACTCCTTAGACAAGGACAGGGTATTTAATAATCTCTACTCAAAGGGCAAAAAGAAATGATGAAAAAAAAGAAAGGTTACGCTAAAGGCGGCATGAAAAAGAAAAAAGGTTACGCTAAAGGCGGAGCAACTAAGAAAAAAGCCCCAGCAATGCGTAAGCCAAAAGCTAAAGCAAAAGCACGACGACGTTAATGGCTGCTAAGAAAAAAGCTAAGTCTAAAGTCAACGAGGCCGGCAACTACACCAAGCCTACCATGCGTAAAAATATGTTTAACAGAATCAAGGCAGGTACTAAAGGTGGTAAGGCAGGTCAGTGGTCGGCTCGTAAGGCTCAGATGTTAGCCAAACAATATAAAGCCAAAGGCGGCGGGTACAAATAGTGGCACTTAAAAAGTCTCAAAAGTCGTTAAAGGATTGGACTAGCCAAGACTGGGGTACTAAGTCGGGTAAAAAGTCTGCAGAAACTGGTGAGCGTTACTTGCCTAAATCTGCAATAGACTCTCTCAGTCCGCAAGAGTACGCGGCTTCTACTAAGAAGAAACGAGAAGATACCAAGAAAGGTAAACAACATTCTAAGCAACCTAAAAAGATTGCAAAGAAAACTGCTAGTCACAGAAACGAAGGCGGCTTGATGTCAGCCGAACAAAAGGCCTCTTTTGAAATGGCCGACGCAGAGTTTCAAATGGCAGTAGGAGACAGAATGCCTAAAGGCTCAAAGCCAGTAGATCCTTCTGTTTTCCGCTATCATGGACTGCCGCCAGAAGAAGGCGACACTACGTTTACCAGAAAAGGTACTTACGCTAGTTCTAAAAACCCAGAAGATTTTATAGAGTCTTGGACTTCAAAAAAAACAGGAAAAACTTACGAATTTGTTTTAAGTCCCGATACGGTAAATGTGTTTATGGACGGAGCCGACTCTGGGACTATAGCCCACGAGTATCAACATAGAAGAGGATTTGGCTCAAGAGATCACGGAACAATGGCGCAGATGGAGCTACTAACTTCTCAAAACGACTCCGATATGATAAACGCGCTAGGGTATATGGGTAGCATAAGCGATTCGGATAAAGGTGAAGAGTTAGCCGATCTAGCAGCTAAAGCTGAAGAAGAATACAAAAAAGGGTTTGACAGTAAGGAATACGAAACGGCAAAGGGTAATCTTCTAGATCACTATAAAAATGTTTATCACAATCCGGGAAATCAAGCTTTTATAATAAACTATTCTTATGGTTACTTAAACGGAAATGTTAGCCCTTACATATTAAATCAGTTTGACGACATCTATCACCCAGAAGTGCGCGATGAGTTAAACCAAAGAGATCATCAGTATTCTCCACCTGAGCTAGACGACCCCGCAAGGACAGGCAGGTATGGGGACCTTAGCGACGAAGCTGGGTTTTTTGGAAGCTCCTCGGCTAAAAAAAGAGCTATGGAAACAGACCGAGAAGAGATGGAAGAAAGATATAACATCCCTTTGTTTCCAGAAAACAAAAGGTTTCTACAAAATTTTCACAACGAAGTGGTCTCCAGTGACTCCGAGTTAGTAGAAGATGGCATGACTACTACAATGAGAATTACTGGAGTTGGAATAAACGGAAAGGAATATCTTCTTCCTTCTTACGACCCAGAAAGCAAAACAATATTAGACTCTGAAGAAGTAGCGGAAAAGTTCATGCCGTTGATAGAGTCTGGAGAAATAGAAGGCTACGATTCTCCTGAAGAAGCGGAAGAAGACCGTAAAAAATTCTACGACGATATAGTAGAAGAAAAAAACGAAGGCGGCTTGATGTCCGTTGAAGAAGACGAAACTAATTTCTTTACTGACAACAGAGATACTATAGAAGACGCAGCTTACTTTGCTGCTTCTCTAGCCCCTGTTACGGGAGAAGCTATTTCTGCAAAAGAAGCAGTAGAAAGCTTTGAGCAGGGCGACTACGGCATGGCTACTCTTTCTGCTGCAGGGGCAATACCCGGACTAGGGCTGCCCGCAAGGATGGCTAAAAATGCTTTGAAAGCACCTAAATGGTTTAAAGCATCTGATGCTGTTCCTGACACTATACCTGCTCCAGAAAAAGCGCAACTTACTCAGATAAATACTAAAATATATGATAAGGTAGAAAATTTCTTTTCTTCAAAAAGTAAAAAAGAAAGTGTCTTAGACTACGGAGCAGGTCACGGTCATGGCGCGGCAAAACTAAAAGCTGACAGCTACGAGCCGTTTCCAAAAGATAGATTTGTAGGAGGAAGTCCTACGTTTACTTCTAGTGCAGACATACCTAGTGAATCCTACGACAAAATAGTAAACACCTACGTTTTAAACGTAGTCCCCAAAGAGATTAGGGATGGCTTAGTGTCTGAGATGGGTAGAATATTAAAGCCCGGAGGAGAAGCCGTAATAATTACTAGAGGATCTGATGTTTTTGGATCTAAAGCTAGGCCGGTAAAAGCTGCGCTGGGGCCGGAACAAGGGTCGGTAATACTAGCTAAAGGAACGTATCAAAAAGGATTTACGCCGAGTGAGTTAAAAGAGTATGCGTCTGACGTTTTGGGAGACGATTTTACAGCAGATATAGTGAGTACTACTGGGACTAGCCCCGGAATTAGAATAACTAAAGCTAAAGGAAAATACAAAGGCGGACTTATGAAAGAACCAGAAGAATTATATCACGGCGGCATGATGTCAGACTGCGGCCCTATGTCTACTACAGAGATTGTCGTAGGCTTTGACCCAGAAAGCGGCAACGAAGTCCCTCTAGGCTCTAGCGCTAAGAATGTACGGGACGACCTAGACGCTGTTCTATCTGACGGTGAGTACGTTTTACCTGCTGACGTAGTTAAATGGCACGGCTTAAAGCACATACAGGGTATGCACGTTGAAGCTGAAATGGGTCTTATGTCTATGGCTATGGACGACCTTGTTCCTACGGATTACGACATGGAAAAGGACGAAGTCAAAGATATGAAAGACAACGGTGGCTACGTTCTAGATCAGAAAGCAAAGCCGCTAGAAGCCGAAAAAGTAACTCAAGAGCCTAACACTAAAAAAGGCAAAAAGATTAAAACACCTGACGGCGAATCTATTACTGTTGCTGCAGTAGACACTACAGACACGCCTACTAAAGTAAAAGAAGAAGATAAAAAGTACGCCAGCAAAGTTAAGGGTAATCTAAAAGCGTTTAACGAAGGCGGACTAGCAGGCAAGAAATCCTTTCCTGATCTTAACGACGACGGCAAGGTAACCCAAGCGGACATCCTTAAAGGTCGTGGTGTATTCTACGGCGGCGGTTTGATGGAGAAGAAAGGGTTTGCAGAAGGTGGTAATCCTTTTGCGTTAGAAGACAACGCCCTAATGATGCAACAATACGAAGACTCTGACGAGCAAGAAAGACTCCGTGAGCTTGAGGAGCGTTACGCAAGAGAAGAAGATCTAACGGCAAGTGAAGTAGATGAGATGGATAGTCTACGAAACCCAGATCGAGAAGATTCTAGTCAAGACGTAGCAGACAGTGTAGTAGAAGACGCTGACGCAGAAGTTGACGTAGATTTTGACACAGATCTTTCAGACACACCTGCACAAGATGCAGAAAAGTTTAAAGATCTAGAACCTAACGACGTAGCTAAAGCGTTGATGAAAGCCGCTCAAAGTTACGGCGGATCAGAGGACGAATACTCAGCTTTCCAAACGGGTATAGCGGGCGGAATGCAAATGTTTGACGTAGGTCAAAAGGTAGGAGACAAATTATCTAATTTTTCTTTTGAAAAAGGCGGCGAAACAGTTACACCTTTTGCATTTCTAAGAGACGACGAAGGCTTCTTCCGACGAAGAAAAGACTAGAGAATCGACGGCACGGGCTACCCGCGATAGTAACATCATTGTGGCCCCCAATAGGTAAAACAACATGGCTAAGTATCAAGGCTCTTATAGAGACGATTTAGATAAAGAAGAAGCACCCGAACAAGTACAGGCAGCACCAGAACCCGTGGCGGCTACTGTAGAAGAAGAAACATTTAAGAAACGCTACTCGGACTTACGGCGGCATTCACAGGCTAAGACAGACGCTGCCGAAGCTGAAGCAAGAAAGCTACGAGCGCAATTAGACTCTGCTACTAAGAAACAAATTAAGTTTCCTAAGACAGATAAAGAAATTGCGGATTGGGTTACTAAGTATCCTGACGTAGCAGGCATTATCGACTCTATAGCACAGCGCAGAGCGTTAGAAGCTACCAGTAAAGTCGAAGAAAAAATGCAAGGTCTTAGAAAGCTAGAGACCAAAATACACAAAGAAAAAGCAGAGACGCATTTAAAAGCTCTGCATCCTGACTTTGATACTATTAGACAGGACCGTCGGTTTCACGTTTGGGCAGAAAGACAGCCTAAATGGATACAAGAAGCTTTGTATTCTAACGACACGGATGCCCTTGCGGCGGCTAGAGCTATAGATCTGTATAAGGCAGACGTAGCAAAAGCTAGACAAAATCGCAAGGCACAGCCGGATAAAGCTGCGGCGGAATCTGTAACTCGATCTTCTGGTGCTGCTCCTAGAGCTGCCAGTGGAAATGCTACATGGAGTGAGTCTAAAGTATCGGCTTTAAGCGGTCAGGAATTTGACCAGTATGAAAAAGAAATTGAAGATGCCATTCGCTCTGGCAGATTCGATTATGACGTTTCGGGTGCGGCTAGGTAGTCGCATCTAACAGCAACAGACAGACCGCTTCGGCCTACTTTGTCTATTGCCTTTTAACCAAAAGAATAACGGCGTGAGTTACCTGAATTAGATAGCCCCTCTATGAGGACACCTTGATACATTCAGCCCTTCGTAAGTTACCTTTTGCGTTTATAACAATGCCCTAAAAAACTTTTATGGAGATATAATCATGGCATTTAATAAAGCAGCGGGTCACGGAAATTTACCTAATGGTAACTTCTCGCCCGTCATTTATTCCCAGAAGGTTCAAAAAGCCTTCCGTAAGTCTTCTGTTGTAGAAGACATCACGAACACTGATTACATGGGTGAAATTGCTAATTTTGGCGACTCTGTCAAAATCATCAAAGAACCTGAAATCACTGTTAACACTTACGCTCGTGGCACTCAGATCCAAACTCAAGATCTAGAAGACAGCGAGTTTTCATTAAACATTGACCAAGCTAACTACTTTAGCTTTAAAATGGACGACATCGAAACTGCTCACTCACACGTTAACTTTATGGATCTAGCAACAGATCGTGCAGGTTACAAATTGCGTGACACTTTTGACGCTGACGTTTTAAGCTATATGTCAGGCTTTGTACAAGCGGCTGACGGCACTTTCTCTGTTAACTCTACTGTTAACGGTACTGTGGCAAGCGCTTCTGCTGGTACTGACGAGTTGTTATCTGCCAATAAGTTAAGCGTAGTAGACTTTGGTGTTGCTGGCGATGCTACTAAAGGCATCCCATTAAGCCAAACTGCTTCTGTTAGCGGCAGTGCTACTCCGTTAGACTTGTTAAACCGTATGGCTCGTATTATGGATGTTAACAACATCGACACTGCAGACCGTTGGTTTGTTGCTGACCCTGTGTTTTTTGAGAAATTAATGGGCGAAAGTTCTAAGTTTATTAGTGCAGATTTTAACTTGAGCATGGGCGACGGCGTAATCCGTAATGGCCGTGTTGGTGACGGTTTAATCCGTGGCTTTAAAGTTTATATGTCTAATAACTTGCCTTTCTTAGGTACAGGTCCGGGAACTCCAAATGATACTACTAATAGCTCTAACTTAGGCGTTATCATTGCAGGTCATTCTTCTGCGGCAGCAACTGCCCAGCAGATCGACAAAACCGAAACTTATCGTGACCCTGACAGTTTTTCTGACATTGTTCGCGGTATGCAACTCTACGGGCGCAAGATTCTTCGACCAGAATCTATTGTTACTGCTCGTTATCATTTAGCTGCAACAGCATAAGGGGGAATTAATCAATGGCTACTGTTGATATGGCCTCAAACATTAATGCGGGTGGCCACCGCACACAGTCCGATGCTCACACTCCCTATTTAGTATCTGCTTCCGTTAATTTTGCAACGGCAACAACTACTAAGGGCAGTGCGCTTGCTACTGGCGATGTTATTCAGGTTTTAGATATACCTGCTGAAACTATCGTTCTTATGGCGGGTGTTGAGATTACTACCGTTACTGACGGAGCTTCAGGTGTTTTAGTTTTTGATTTAGGTACTGGCGACGATGCCGATGCCTTTATTGATGGCTTTGACGCTGACTCTGGCACTGCGGCAGGAACTTATGCACAAACTGACGTTGCTGATTTTCACCCATTAGTGTGTCAATCTGCTGACACTGTAGACATCACACTCACTTTTGGTAGTGGTGGTTTAACTACAGGCGCGGCACGAGTGTTCGCACTTTTATGTGACATCAGTGATCGTAACGCTCCCGGCGTTGCGGCAATCGGCTCTTAATTGAGTTAAATTAGATCGTGGGCTGGTTCGCTGGCCCACTTTCTTCTAATTTTTATAGAGTGTTATTATGGCTTTAACGTATTTAGATCTTTGCAATAATGTACTGCGGCGCATAAACGAAGTAGAGTTTTCTTCTTCTGATTTTGACTCCGCTACAGGACTACACGCAGCAGTTAAAGATTCTGTGCAACATTCTATTGACAAAATAAATTCTGCAGAGTATGAGTGGCCGTATAACGCCGCTTCAGTTACAGCAACGCTTGTAGCAGGGACAGAAAATTATGTTTTTCCTGTCAATTTTAAAACTGCAGATTTTAATTCTTTTCAGATACAAAAAAACGACACGCTTGGCGCTAATTTTAAGACGCTAAGAAAAATAGAAAGAGACGAGTACTATAATTTATACAGAGATACAGACGATAATTCAGCGTCAACTGGTAGAGGAATACCTGATTTTGTCTTTATGGCACATGGAGTAGGGAGTTCCGACGCTCAAGATTTATACTTTGGTGTTACTCCTACACCCGATAAAGCGTACAGCTTAAAGTATAATTACTACAGAATCCCAGACAGGTTACAGAATGCTACTTCTACCACCCGAATACCGGATCATTTTGCACACGTTATAATAGACGGTGCTGTGCATTTTATGTTTGTATTTAAAGAAAACATGGACGCTGCCCAATTAGCGTTAATGAATTTTCAGCAAGGCATAAAAGAAATGCAAAGTCAGTTAGTTAATACATACGAGAGAGTTACTGACCGTCGCGTACAATTCGGCGGCGGCAAGATAGGTGTTCAAGTAGCAGACAGGTTCTAGAATAGTGCCAGAGCAAACTCAACAACAGACTATTATATGCGAAGGTGGTCTAGATAACTCTGAGAATCATCTAGCGCTATCGGACGGCAAAGAAGGCACTGCTTCTAGGTTAGTTAATTTTGAAGTAGGAGAGTTTGGTGGTTATCGTAGAATAGAAGGGTACGCCCTCTCTAACGGTGCTAATACTGGCGCAGGGACTACTGCCACTCAAAACTCTACGCTTCCCGGAACCGGCCCCGTCCTTGGCGTTTTTGTGTACGTTAATCAGTATAGCCAAGGAACAAGCATAATTGCAGCTAGACAAGTAGCCAGTTCGGGGTACTACTCTTTTTATCAGTATCGAGCAAACGACTCTTGGGTGCTAATATCGGACAATGCTAGGGTAAATAACGAAGCCAGTAAGAAGTATCGCCCTAGTGTTATGACCTTCGGTCCTACTGCTAGAGTAAACAACGGATCTCCTTCTAGTAGCACTACGGTTACTATAGACGAGGTTAGCACTACAATAACAACGTCGATGACAATGAGTGCAGTAGACAGCTCTGGCGATCACGTTTTTGAAGCAGTGTCCACGGGCAGATCGGATAGCGGAGACATAGTTATAGCCACCGCTAAGACTATAAACGACAATACTAGGCTACAGTTTAGTACGGGTGTAGGCATAACTAATCTGCATATTACTCAGTTTAACGACGGTGACGGAAACAAAGTTTGTATAACTGACGGCATAAATCCTGCAGTAATATACTACAGTGACGCAGACGGCCACACATTTGAGCAGTTGGTTAGTACAGGTAACGGTAATTCTACTAATACCAGCAACGAGCCACCCTTAGCCAGTAGTGGGGTAAACGACGGTTACGGAGGGGCTAACGCAATAAACGCGCCGGTCGCTTCTGCTTACTTTAAACAGACTTTGTTTATAGCGGGAGACCAAACGCCAACTCAGTCTACGGGTTCTGTGGCCGCCGGCGTTAGTGGTAAAGTAGAAGATTTTGGTACGGGCGGCGCTGTAGTTACTACAGAAATAGATGTAGTTAACATAAAGCCGTTTAGGAATGACTTATACGTTTTTGGCGTAAAGGCAATTAAGAAAATAACAACGTCTGGTACAGACTTTGTACTAGAAAACGTAACAAACAACTTAGGTTGTGTAGCCCCAGACAGCATAGTAGAACTTGGCGGCGACCTTATATTCTTATCCCAAGACGGCTTTAGGCCTGTTGCGGGTACTTCAAGGATAGGAGACTTAGAGTTAGAGTCACTATCTAAGAGCATACAAAGTGACCTTATACATCTTAGAGAGACTTATGACTTAAACAGATTAGTGTCTGTGGTCGTGCCTTCTAAGAGTCAGGTAAGATACTTCTTGAACAAGGCCACTCCCACAGATGTTTCTGTGGCGGATTCGGAAGGATTTATCGGCGGTTTGCGTACTGCGGATAAGCAAGTGGGATGGGAGTGGGGAAGACTACGAGGCATACGGGCTAATTGTACTGCACATGGCTACTTAGGCAGCGACGAATACGTTATTCATGGCGATCACGACGGTATAGTGTACAGGCAAGAGTTTGCTTCCAGCACCGACGGTACACACGACTTTGCCGGCAGTGACATTGTAGCTATTTATGAGACCCCATATATGGACATGGGAGATCCGTTAGTAAGAAAAACAGTACGCAAGATAGACGCTTTTATACGGGCAGAAGGCTCTTTAACTTTAGGCGTAGCCCTTGACTTTGATTACGGCGACCCTGACTTATTTAGGCCAGCGGATATGTCCGAAGTTACGGAGGGCGCTATTGTTAAATTTGATAGGTCTGGAGTTACTTTTGTAGACGACGTAGACGACACTTCTATCTTTCTATACGGCGGACAAACAAAGCCGGTTCTATCTTATCATGTATCGGGTTCTGGTAACTCAGTGCAGTTCAGGTTTATATCTAACGGCAAGTTTGCTCCTTTTTCTATACAGGGCTTAATAGTTAAATTTACAACATCAGGAAAACAATAGTATGGCAGGATATACAAGACAATCATCATCTAGTATTGCAAGCGGGCAAGCCGTTTCTGCAGTGCCGCTAAACAATGAATTTAACCAAGTGCAAAGTGCTTTTGATGCTTCTTCGGGACATAACCACGACGGCAGTACATCGGGTAATGGGCCTAAGATTGTCTTAACCACATCTATATCTGGATATTTACCTTTAGCGCATGGCGGTGTAGCGGGAAAGAACCAAGTTACTACATCTAATCCTGCAGCTACTAACGACACAGGTGAAGGCTACGCTGTGGGTAGTTTCTGGGGAAACTCTAGCACAAAGAGAGGCTACATAGCTTACGCAGTAGGCGACGATGCCGCAGAATGGAAAGAAATAGCTCATATAAACAAAGAAGGAAACGCCCTAGATCCCGGAGCGGATAACACCGTTGACTTAGGGACTAATAGTAACCAGTTTAAAGATTTATACATTAACGGCACAGCCAATATAGATGCTTTAGCGGCTGATGCGGCTACCGTCACAGGGGCAATAACTGGTACTGGAGGAATTACTTCTTTTCCTACTTATCAAGCATCTGCGGCAGGAACCGTAAGCGCAAGCACGTTTGCTGGATATGCTAATAAACGTGTGGTTTTGGCAGGAAGTTCTGCCGCAACATATACTTTACCCGATGCGGTTAGCGGTGATTTAGGTAAAACTTGGATTATTAATAATGCTAGTAGTGCGGCTATAACCCTAGACGTAGACACTAATTCACAGACTGTAACCAAACTCACAGGAAGCGCGGCGGCAGTTACTACAGATATAACTATAGCTTCTGGCGGGGTAGCAGAGCTTATATGTACGGGCGCAGATAGCTACATCTTATACGGAAGTGGCATTGCATGAGTACTGCTATATCTTCTGTTGCTAATATTATAGATAGTTTTAAATTTACTGCTGGCGGTAGTTTTTTTACAGGGTATTACGAAAATGACTACGGTACTGCACTGTCTGACGCAGGAATTACCTACGCTAAGCATCTTACCATTGATACTGGCTATCAGGGTAGGCTTGTAGCACTTACGGCTAACACCAGCGGGTTTGTGCAGTTACGAATTGTGCATAAGTATGCGTCGTCAGAGTACATACCCCCTAATGCCTCAACGGGCATACTGTATAGCGACCCTACAGTGAGCTTTAACTACATGGTAATTAAGAATTCATCTGGGGTTGAAATTGCAGAATTGGAAATGATGGCAGGTGTAGAAAACAATTCTTTTTTCGGTCCGGCTGGTAGTAGCGAACTGTCTAGGGTGATTTTTTGGTTCGATAATAATTGGCTCGGCGGCGCACTACAAGACTTCGACTTTCATGCTGTCGAGGTGACTGTAACAGACTCCGACACGTTTACGATTCCTCTTACTATAACTAAAAGAGGCAAGGCCGTACCTTCTGGGGCTAGTGAAACGTATACTAACAGCAGTGGCAGAGTTTATACTGGTAGCGATGTTTCCAATGCTGTACCTAGAAACTCTACAAGCGGAATAGATATATCCTCGGCCAGCTTGTCTTCCAATGTAGTTACAATAAATACTAGCTCTGGTCATTCTTTGACTACAGGAGATAAAGTAGATATAGCCGACCTAGGTTTTTCTACTTACGACCCGAATACGTTTGTTATACCGGATTTATCTGGTGGATATGGTGGAAGTGCCCTTTTTGTTGACGGGCAAACTTACACAGTAGAATTGAGGAACAGATAATGAGTCATGTTTGCTCTTTGTTAACTGAAGTACAAGACTCAGACTTGCGTCGTCTGTTTGACCACAGTGAAGCCAAAGCTAGAGAAGGCACAGTCCGTAAGTTTGATTATCACAATAAAAGCTCTGATGAATTTTACACTACAGTTAAAAGCACAGTTTTAAGCTATATAGCAGGAGTAGCTACCTCTGTTATAGGGTACTACAAAGATGACGTTTTATGTTGGGTAGGATGGGGACACACCAATTCCCTAGGTAAAATAACAAAAAATACAGTGTTTCATAACGTGGGATTTTTAGCTGGGCAAGACGCAAACGGAAGCAGAAGCTGGTTATACTCAGATGATTTTTGGAACGCTTTAAAGTCTTTTCACGATTCTAATTCGGTAGGTAAATATATAGGTATTGCTGGGTACGACGTAAAAGGATCTACTGCCGCTGAGTTTTCTAACAATGTAATTTGTCCTAAACTATATGAAAAAGACACCTACAGAATTAATAGAAAATACGAAATTGTAGAAAAATCTATCGCCTCTATGGTTGGACAAGAAATAGAGGGAATATACTTAGGACAAGACGAGACTTTTGTTCACACAGTATCTTATTTGCATTTGTAAGGTAAAATAATAATGGCGTACAAAGAACTGACAAACTCTTCAATACAACCTATTTTTTCTAGTAGAACTATGGGTATAGGATGTGTGCAATCTATAATAAATTCTACAAACTATGTGCATCTACACGGTAGTATAGACAACACTAATTTTGCGTTAATAGAGTCGTTTACTACGGATCAAATAAAAATAATTACGCTACCTCCTTTTGTTGCTGCAAGTGGCAGCGCCACAGATCACACAGCGGCTATAGGAGGAACGACCAAGCTCCTGCTAAACGAAGATAGGATGCCTTAATGACTATAAAAGATTTACTAGCCAAGCTAGAAAAGCACGAAGCTGAATGCAGTATACATTTAGAAAACATAAACCGTAGGTTAGAGGCCGGAAGTGACAAATTTAAGTTTCAGCAGAATACTATCTGGGGGCTGTATGTACTCATTATTGCTACTGGTATTATTAGTAAGTTCTTCTAGCCTTGCAAGTGAAGCTACTGTAGGAGATTTTGGTACTAACCAGCAAGCTGAGACTATTACGACGACTACTGAAACAACGGTAAACCAAGAAGGTATGCCTGTGACAACAGCGGTAGCACCCTCTACCCCAACGTATCAAGCAGATACCTGTATTGTTACATCGGGTTCAGGTGTGCAGACGCTACAGATAGGCATTAGCACATCTAAAATGAAAGTAGATGTAAATTGCGAAAGGCTAAAGCTCAGTAGGCAGTTGTCTTCTTTAGGACTAAAGGTTGCTGCAACTAGCATTTTATGCCAAGACGCACGGGTTTGGTGGGCTATGAGAAACGCCCAAACGCCCTGCCCAATTAAAGGTAAAATAGGAGAAGAAGCGCTTGAATACTATAAAAAACATCCTGATCTTGTCCCTGATGCTCCTGTTGTCGATAAAGACGACTGCACAGGAAAACGACTTCGATATGACAGCATTAAGCGAAAGCACGTCTACGATAACGACTGTGATAAACAGTAATATGCAGGATTACATCCAATGGACTACTCAGTCTATGCTAGATGGTAACACTATTATCTACAACAACGACGATGGGACTAGCTACGAGCTAACACCAGAACAAATGGGCACCTTTAATGCTGCCTATGCTGATGGTTTAGCGAACAGCACTCCAGAGGCTCTCACAGCCGTTCTACTGAACGATATGATTGACGTAGAGCAGGGTACTTATGAGGACGAGAAAGACTCCCTGATCGAAGCAGCGAGCGAGATAGCAGCAGTTACAAGTATAGCTGAGATGCTTGTTGACGGTGATCAGCAGACTAAGATTAATGCAGAGGCATATGCAACTGAGAATGATTTAAGAGCTATTAAGGAGTCTAGTCGTCAGCAATTTAATACGAGTATTTCTGGAATGTTAGAGGCTTCCTTAACAAAGAACATGATCGAAGGCTACGCTCAGGACAGCTTTGTTATAGATACAATAGCCGCTTCCTTTATGAACACCAACACAGTCATGGACTTTTTTACAAACACCGCAGTCTCTATTGATGAATTAATGCCCAGACAATTGAACCTTGATTGGAACCAACACAACGTAGGGGTAGAGAGCGCCATGTACTACCTGTACTCTAATGACTCACAACAAGACATGGAGATGATATTACGATGAATATAAACGCAGAACAAATAGGCACTTGGATAGGCATCTTAGGTGCGTTAGGTGGTGTCGCCATGACATTTGCCACAATGGAAGAAAAAGTAGCCCAACTGGAAGGTTCTATGTCAGAACTGTATAATGTTGAGGAGATTCGTACTATGGAGAAACGCCTTACTACTTTAGAAGTAACACAAAATAATAGTGATGTGGGTAGGCTATCTGCAACAATAGCTACAATAGAGGAGCAAATTAAAAATGTTGAAACAAAAATTAGTGGAATTAAAAATGTTGATACAAGCCAAATTCAAAGCGATGTTAGCGTTAATAAAAGCAGAATATCAAATATTAAAAGCGAGATTAAAAGGCTTCAAGAAGAGATTAAAAGTATTGATTCGAGAGTAAACTTACTGAAAAGTAACAGCAACCCTTTAGGTTAATATTATGGCTAAAAAGAAAGACCCTAGATTAGCAAGAGCCGGTGTTAGCGGGTATAATAAACCTAAACGCACTCCTAATCACCCCAAGAAAAGCCACGTAGTAGTTGCCAAAGAAGGCGACAAAATTAAAACGATACGCTACGGCGAACAAGGGGCTAAGACTGCAGGTAAACCTAAGAAAGGTGAGTCTGCTAAAACTAAAGCAAAACGTAAATCCTTTAAGGCTAGGCACGGCAAGAACATTGCTAAAGGTAAAATGTCTGCAGCTTTTTGGGCAAATAAATCTAAATGGTAGGTAATTATGAATTTTAGTGCATTGAAAAATGTCATTGGGGCAGTAGCCCCTACGCTAGGCACAGCATTAGGTGGTCCTCTAGGAGGCACTGCCGCACAAGCTATTTCTGCGGTACTGGGGTGCAAGCCAGACCCCAAGTCTATTTCTACAGCTATGCAACAGGCAACCCCTGAGCAGTTAGCAGAAATAAAAAAAGCAGAGCTAGATTTTGAAGCTCAAATGAAACAGATGGACGTAGACATATTTGCTCTGGAGACTGCTGATGTACAAGACGCTAGAAAAGCTCATAAAGGAGATTGGACACCACGAGTATTTGGACTATTTAGCCTTATCGGCTTTTTGGCTTATATATTCCTCGTTACTATTCAGCCCCCTGACGCTAACAGCGATACTATTGTATCTCTTGTCTTGGGGTATCTCGGAGGACTTGTTTCAGGTATAAGCTCGTTTTACTTTGGCGCTAGTCACGGGAAGGATGAATAATGGATTACGATAGACTTAAAAAGCAACTGGTAGTGCATGAAGGGCTAGAATTAAAGCCCTACAAGTGTACCGCCAACAAAACCACTATTGGCGTGGGGAGAAATATACAGGAAGTCGGAATCACTAAAGATGAGGCCCTGTATCTTCTTGATAACGACATTAAAAGCGTTGTGGCTCAGTGCCAAGCTACATTCTCTTGGTTTGACGGTTTGACCGACATACGAAAAGAAGCAATAGTTAATCTAGTGTTTAACATGGGGTTAAGCACGTTTTGTAAATTTAAAAATACTATTTCGTACTTAGAGCAAGGTTCATACGAGCTGGCCGGTACTGAACTATTAGATTCTAATTACGCCCGTCAGGTAGGACAGAGAAGTGTCGATGTGGCAAACATGATAGCAGGAGATAAATAAAATGGCAGAGTCAGTTGTCGAAAGATCAGGTTCAAGTCATAAGAGAACTTTAAGTTTAACTACAGAAGATATTGCTATACTGCAAAATTTAGGCGTAGACACAACCAATCTTGGTACTTTAAATCAGACCATGCTAGGAGCGCGGCCAAAAAACGACAGGTATAATATAAATGCTAGTAAATCAGGGTTTATAACTTTTGCCCCTACTCAAGGAACAACTGCAGCGGGTACTGTTTATGAAATACCTGCGTATGACACTAATCTTTATAGTTCGACTGGATTAGTAGTCCAGTCCCGCTTTGGCTCGAGCGGCAATCTTACCTCAGGATGGGATACAAATTCTACATCACGAGGGGTTAGAGATTATGCAGGCTTTGTGTCCGCGATCAAGGCGGAGGCCGAGGCTAGGGATAGAACTGCCGAGCTTGGCGCACAAACAGGCGCATTCCAAAACATAGTAGATACTTCTGCCGCAGACACAGAAATGTTTATCGACGCAGAAACAGTTTCTCCAGACGAAACTGAAGATATGTTTTCGGATCTTGGCGGCTATACTGGCACTGGGGGCGGATCTAGGCCCGAAGCAGGGACAGGAGATTTCTACGACAGGACTGCGGACCAACAGCAATCCACCTTAGACGCTGCCGCTGGAGACCCTGCTTTCGGCACTATGGACCCAAGACTTGCCGACGCTACCGTACAAGGCCAAGTACAGATACGAAACGACATTACGGGTGCGGTAGAGTCTATTAGCGCACAATCTATAACTAATGCCGTATCTTTACTAGGCGGGTTAGGAATATCTACTGACGATATGATTGGTCCTATAGTAAACGCAGACGGCACGGTTTCTTATCAAACAGCAGAAGGCAAAGACCTAAGCTCTTTAATTAGCAATTTAGGCGCTTCTTTAGAAGCAAGAATAGGCGGAGTTGCTGGAGACGTTGCAACAGGATTAGGCTACGGTGGCGAAGGCCAAGACACTTTATTCAGCGACATAGCAGGCTTAGGAACTGCTATTGGTGACGTTAGGGGAGACATAGGTGGTATATCTACGTTAGACCAGCAGGATGTCCAGAACGCTTTGACCACTCAATTTGGAGACCTTACTACTGAAATACAAACAGTAGGCACTGCAGTAGGCGGCGTACAAACCACGGTAGACGACGTTGAGGCTGCTGTAGGCGTACTAGACGATCGCCAGCTAGACATAGTCCAAGATTTAGCTGACCTAGGCGTAGACACCGCCTCTATTATAGACGCTCTCGGCAGAGTAGAAGGGGCTGTAGGCGCTGGCGGTACGCTAGAAGGGCAGATAGCCAGTAAAGCTTCAGGCATCCAGCAAGCGGTTTCTGGTATAGGCGGTCAGGTTTCTAGTGGCTTTGGTAATCAAGCATCTCAAATATCTAGCCTAGAAGGCGGCGCTTCTGCTACTGCTCTAAGCCAAGTTGCAGGTGACTTGGGTAACATACAACAGGCTCAGACTGCCCAAACAGAAAGCATAGGCAACTTAGCTACTGTAGAAGGTCAGCAAGATCTTGCTAACACTGTAGCTCAAGTCAAGACAGCCACTGAAGGCGTAGACGCTGCGATTAAAACTAACGTAATTCCTGAGTTTGAAAACATATTCGATATATTTGACGACCAAGGAAACTTGTTAAGCGACGTAGAAACTGCTACAGGAAACATAAAGACTAGCGTAGACGCTAATGGCAATGTAGCGATAGAGAAATTCAGCAACATAGGCGACGCTATAGGTAACATAGATGTAAGCAACATGGACGAGTCTGCTGCAATAGCGGCTCTAACAACGACCATAGGCACGGCTGCTTCTACCTTTACCGAAGACTACTCGTCAATGGAAACCAATATAGCCAACGACAGGAAGACTGTTCTAGAGGCTATACAGACAGACAGCGAAGCGTTAGACGAGCTTATTAGCACAGAAATTCCGCAAGTTATTAGTACGGGAGTAGGAGACTACAAGCTTGAGTTAGGGCAAAACAATGAGCTTCTTGTATCAAAACTAGACGAAGCTGTAGATCTTTCTGGCGTAGCTACCGCTGAAGGTGTGGCCGATGTAGGCAGTGCCGTAGCAGGTCAAGCGGTCTCTCTGGGTAATATAGATAACATTAAAGGTGACGTAACAAATTTACTAGCCAAGGCCGAAGAAGATTTAGCCTCTAACACGGCTAGAGATCAGCAACTCTCAGGCGTAAGAGAAGATATGCTAGACGCTCTTGACGACGAGATTAACGCTAATGAAGCTGTTATGCGTAACTTATTAGCAGGTCAGACCCAAACAATACAGGGTGACTTGGGAGATTATGCAGTGTCTCTTGATAGCCAAACTGGAAAGCTGACTGCTCAAGCAATAGACAGACAGACCCTTGCGCTTGGTGCTGACATAGACGCAGGTACTGGCCAGCTTATTAAAGACGCTAATACCAACACTAACTACCTAGAAAGAAAAGTCTTAGAGGCTAAAGAAAGAGTAGAAGGTAAGATAGGTACGGCGTTTGACACTACCGGCGGACTCATCTCTAGCGGCCTTACTGCTAACGGCGACGAAATAGAGCGTGTGTTAGACGCTGAAGGTAAACTTACAGAAACGGTCATAGCTAACGGAACGGTACAAGACACTATAGTCACTGACCTAAGTAGCGTATTAGATGATACAGGCAACCTTAACCAAGCCGCTATAGACTTAGCTCAACAAGGCAGTGACATAGAACAGAAGCAAACGTACTTTAACGCTCTAGGCGGGCTTATAAGAGATGACGTAGACACTATGGGTCGTAGGATTACACGAGAAATTGACTCTAGCGGGCAATTTATTAGAGAAACTAGCTACTACGACGACGGGTCTGAAGCCGGTACTGATAACATAGCAATAGCAGAAATACTCGATAAGATATTTCCGTCAGATCCTTTAGCCCAGCCTGAAGATTTAACTGCGGCAGACCGTCGTTTCTTACAAGGATTTAGGGCAGAAGGCTTGATGGGATTCGGTTAAAGGTGTATACTAAGTTATTTTAGGAGATAAACTATGAGTACACCAAATACAGTTTCACCAGAGGCAATTACCCTTATAAAACGATTTGAAGGATGCCACAAGTCAGACTCAAAAGGCAACTATAAATCTTATCGTTGTTTGTCTGGAAGATGGACAATAGGGTACGGACACACACAAAGCGTTAGATCGGGTATGTCGGCTACACAAGAAGAGTGTGAAGACTTTTTAAAAGAAGACCTGAAGCGTATCGGAGCGTACATCAGACAATCTGTAGGTGTACCTTTAACCCAGCCTCAGTTTGACGCGCTAACGTCGTTCGTGTTTAGCGTAGGGGTAGTAAAATTTAGGAAGTCCTCTCTACTTACAAAGCTTAATAAAGGCGACTACAACGCCATACCCGCAGAGATTATGCGATGGAATAGAGCAAAAGTAGAGGGCGAGATGGTTACTTTAAGTGGCCTAACGCGCAGAAGGGCCGCAGAAGGCTCTCTGTGGACCGTTGGAGTGGACCTAGGGGAAAGTAGCCCTATAATGCCCCAACGCCCTGATACGGCCAGTTTGAGGCCTTTAACGCGATCTAAGACTCTTATAGGGTCTGTACTAGCAGGAATAGGACTACTATCTGCTGGATTAAACGAGGCTATTTCTTACTCAAGTACGGTTAACTACGCACTGCTGGCAATAGGCCTGTGTGGTGTGGCTTTAGTGACGTACTCCAGAATAAAAGATTATAAAGAAGGAATACATTAAAGGTAATGAATAAACATGGCTAATACAGTAGAAGACAGAAATGTCGCCCCCGTATCCACAAGCTACGACGATTACTTGCCCCAACAGAACGCTGGAGGAGGGTCGGCTTCTGCCGCTACCGCAAGAGAAACCTATACAGGCTCTGCCACAGGTGACGTAATTTCTGGAGGTAAACAAGGCGAAGACCCCAATTTAAGGAATGTACCCGCTCTAAGTAGACCGACTACCTCAATAGACGGTCAGTCTGTATCCGAGTTTGGTGCAGGGGCTATCACCGACCCGTCTGCCATTATAGGTGACAGGACGATGGCAGATAACGTGCCTACTGTAACTCAATTAGAAACTGAGCAAAGCCTCCTAGATCCTACTGACCCGCGCTACGGGCTAGACCCTACGCAAGCTAACATAGACGTAGCGCCTTCCGCCGCAGCAGAGACTATCATTACCACTGACTCTAGAACAGGAGACGAAGGTGCGTATGACGTTGCGTCTGCTGAAGATGACATAGGAGAAGGTCTTGCAACGGCGGCTGAGGGAGATCTAAGTGACGAAAGTGTTATAGACGAAGCGGCACAGATAGACATAGGCGCTACTGCACGAGGCGAAACTGAGCTAGGCGACGCTATGGATGACTACGTCAGCTACGACATAGGCAACGTAATAGACACCAGCACTGTGTCTGGTAAGTTACTTGCCGACGAATTAGGTGAAGGCAACTACATAGACTCTAAGGCCACGATTAAAGGCCAGTTAGACATTCTTGCTAAAGACTTTACCGACGCTAACGGCAACCCTGTTATTCCTACTTGGGCAGCATCTAACTACAGAAAGATAA